GCCACCACCCGCGACCAGGCGCGCATCGTCTTCGGCGACGCGCAAACCATGGCGCGTCAGTCGAAAGGTTTCCGCAGCCGCTTCGGCGTCGCGGTCGGCGCGCACAACATGCACGTGCTCGCCACCGGCGCCAAGTTCGAGGCGCTGTCCGCCGAGGGCTCGACGCTCGACGGTCTCAACATCCATTTCGGCTGCGTCGACGAACTGCACGCGCACAAGACGCGTACGGTCTATGACGTCGTCGAGACCGGCACCGGCAAGCGCGACAACTCGCTGCTGTGGGTGATCACCACGGCGGGATCGAACCGCGCCGGCATCTGTTACGAGGTCCGTACCTTCGTCACGCGGCTGCTCGATGGCGTCCTCACCGACGAGAGCCAGTTCGGGATCATCTACGGCCTGGATGAGGGCGACGACTGGGCGACCGAGGAGGCCCTCATCAAGGCCAACCCCAACTGGGGCATCTCGGTCCGGCCGGAGGTGCTGCTGCCGCTGCAGGCCAAGGCGATGCAGTTGCCCAGCGCGGTGAACAACTTCAAGACCAAGCACCTGAACGAGTGGGTGAACGCCGACACGGCGTGGATGGACATGCGCGCCTGGGAGCGCTGCGCCGACCTGACGCTCGACCTTACGGCCTTCGCCGGCCAGCCTTGCTGGATCGGCCTGGACCTGGCGAGCAAGACTGACGTGGCGGCGCTGATGCTGCTCTTCGCCCATCCGGACATCGAGGGCGCCTACGCCGTCTTCGGGCGCTACTACCTGCCGGAAGACACGGTGATGGCGGCGGCCAACAGCCAGTATGCCGGCTGGATGCGTGCCGGCCACCTCACGGTGACGCCCGGCAACGTCATCGACTTCGGCTGGATCGAGGCGGACCTCATCGACATGGCGGGGCGCTTCGCCATCGAGACCGTGGCCTTCGATCCGTTCCAGGCCACGCAGTTGTCGACGCGCATGCTGGCCGAGGGCCTGCCCATGGTCGAGTTGCGTCCCACGGTGCTCAACTTCTCCGAGCCGATGAAGACGCTCGAAGCGCTGGTGCTGCAAGGCAAGCTCCGGCACGACGGTGACCCGGTGCTGACCTGGATGGTCTCCAACGTGGTGGCGCACCTGGACGCCAAGGACAACATCTACCCGAGGAAGGAACGCCCGGAGAACAAGATCGACGGCATCGTCGCCCTGATCATGGCGCTGGCCCGGGCGCTGGTGCGCGCGCCGGCCGAAGGCTCGATCTACGACCAGGGCGTTGGCATTTAGCTTCAGACCGTTTCCGTAGCCCGTTCAGGCATGCGTCTGTGCGGGCATTTTTCATCCAAGTTCAATGCATCCATGAGGACATCTCGCACACAACCGCTTACCCGGCTCGACCGGTTGGCATTCGCCGTGGGGCTTCTCGGTTATGCGCTGCTCATCGCGGGGATTGGTTTCATCTACTGGCCCGCCGCCCTCATCGTTGCCGGCAGCGGACTGCTGGGGTGGTCCTACCTGACCGCACGGGCAGTTGCGCGCTCGCGATCTCAAGTGCCTCCGAGCTGATGTTCTTCTCCGACATCGTCTTTGCCGGCAACGGCAATATCACCCAGCAGAGCAGCGGGGGCTGGCTGGGGAATTTTCTGGGGGGTGGTTACGGACGCTCCGACGCGGGGACCTGGGTCACGCCGCAAACCGCGCTGGCGCTCACCGCCGTGCAGCGCGCGGTCACCATCCTGGCCGAGGCGGTAGGGCAACTGCCGATCGAGATGTATCGCACCACGGATGACGGCTCCAGGATTCAGGTCACCGATCATCCGCTCATCGGCCTGCTGCGTGTGGCACCGAACGATTTCCAGACGCCGCTGCAGTTCAACGAGTACAAGCAGGTGTCCCTCGGACTGCGTGGCAATGCCTTCGCGCTCAAGTTCTACAAGCCCGACGGCACTCTACGGAGTCTCTACCCGCTCAATGCCGATCGGGTGCAGGTGCTGGTGAGCCCGGTCGACCGCATGCCCTACTACCGCATCCTGCGCGCACCGGATGGGGTCGAGGGCATTTTTGCTTTGCGCGACATCCATCACGTGCGCTGGATCTCGGACAACGCCTATACGGGCATCTCGCCGATCTCTTTGCATCGCGAGGCGATCGGTGTGGCGTTAGCCACCGAGCGACACACCGGCAAGATGTTCGGCAACGGCACGAACCTCTCCGGCGTGATCACGCGGCCCGCCGCCTCGCCGGCGATCAAGGATCCGGCGGCGATCGAACGCATCACCGGCGATTGGGCCGCGAAGTACGCCGGCACGGACAACGTCGGCCGCGTGGCGCTGCTGCAGGAAGGCATGGAGTTCAAGCCGCTCTCCATGACCAACGAGGATGCGCAGTTGATCGCCGCGCGCCAGTACAGCGTGCGCGACGTCGCCCGTATCTACGGCATCCCCGCCCACATGCTGGGCGACCTTGACCGGGCGACGCATTCGAACATTGAGCAGCAGTCGCTCGAGTTCGTCATCTACACCCTGATGCCGTGGTTGAAGCGCCACGAGGAGGCGATGGAGCGCGACTTCCTTGCCCAAGGCGAGCGCCAGGCGGGGATGACGATCCAGTTCAATGTGACGAGCCTGCTGCGTGGCGACATCACCAGCCGCTACGCGGCCTACGCGCAGGCCCGCCAATGGGGCTGGATGTCCATCAACGACATCCGGCGCCTGGAGAACCTGCCGCCGGTCAAGGGCGGCGACACCTATCTGCAACCGCTGAACATGACCGACGCCAGCCATCCCGCGTCGCCGGTCCAGCCCGGCGTGCCGCCGCGCGTCACCGACAAACAGATCGCCGCCATCGAAGGACTCATCTCATGAAAACCTATCCGCATCTGCTGGGGCAGATCTTTAACCGGGCGCACCTGATGACGCCCGAGCTGATGGCGCTGGCCGTCGAGTTCTCGCGCGCCCAGGTGATGGGCCTCGATCCTGTCGCGTCCATTCGACCCCAGGCCGTCGTCCAGTCCTATGAGCCCGATGAGGACGACGATGATGATGAAGACCAGCAGAGCGCCGGTCTCGCCGTGATCCCCATCGCGGGCCCGCTGGTGCCACGCACCGGCAATCTGAAACTCTGCCAGCAGATGACCGCCTACGAGCAGGTTGCCGCCCGCGTGGATGCGGCACTCAATGACCCCGATTGCGCCCGGATCGTGTTCGACATCGACAGTCCGGGTGGTGCCTCGACCGGTGCCTTCGAACTGGCCGACAAGATCCGCGCTGCCGGCCAGGTGAAGCCGACTACCGCGATCGTGAATTTCAACGCCATGAGCGGCGCCTATCTCCTCGCGGCTGCCTGCAACGAGATCAGCCTCTCGCAATCGGGCGGCGTCGGGTCCATCGGCGTCATCGCCCAGCACATGGACGTCTCAAAAATGAACGAGGCCATGGGCGTCAAGATCACCGCCGTCTATCGCGGCGACAAGAAGAACAACCTATCGCCCAACGAGCCGCTGACCGATGACTCGCTCGCCGAGTTGAGCGCCATGGTCGATCGTACCTATCAGCAGTTCGTCGACGCGGTGTCGGGCTACCGCTCGCTCACTCGCCAGCAGGTGATCGACACCCAGGCAGGCCTGTATTTCGGCCAGGAAGCCATCGATGCGGGTCTCGCCGATCGACTGGAGACGCCGCAGGACGCTGTGAATCGCATTGCGGCCGAGGTGGCCGGCGCGCGTAGGGCGAACCTGCAGGCCAACCGACAACTACAGGTGCGGCGGCAGGCCATTGCCGTGCGCGCATCGGCCATGGCGCTCGTCGTGATGCTCTAGCCATCTCATTTTTTCGGGATCGCCCACCGGCGGTTTCGTTTCTCCGCCTGGTTCGCGTTCGCGACGAGGCATTTCGACCCGTTCAGGAGCCTTCCTGCGCGGGTTTTTTATTTTCATCGGAGTCCATCCATGAGTATCCAAGCACTGAAACGCGAACGCGCCCAACTCAACACCCGGGTGCAGGAACTAGCCGCGCGGGCGCAGACCGAACTGCTGTCCGAGGCTGAAACCGCCGAATTCGCCGAGATCGAGGCGAACTTCTCTAGGCTGTCGGCGCAAATCGACACCCTGCAGCGCGCCGAACGCATCGCCATGGCCGCCGCGGTGCCCGTCGATAGCGTCGAAGTCGGCAAACAGGCGCAACTCGATGTCCAGGCGGCCGCGCCCACGGCTGCGTCGGCCAGTTCCGGCGCCTATTTCGCGCAACCCCGCGACCGGGCCGCTCAGGCTGCACACCACATGAGCGTGTTCTCCGGCATCATCGCCGCGCTCAAGCATTCCCCGGGCAATCTGGCCGCGGGTGCCGAGTTTGCCAAGAAGACCATGGCGGACAACGGCGTCGGCGATGGCGTCGCCATGGCGCTCTCGAGCGTGAATGCCTCGGGCGGCGCGGTGCTCATCCCGACGGTGCTCGCGCAGACCGTGATCGAGCGTCTGATTCCCAACGCCGTCGTGCGCAGCATGGGGCCCCTGTCCCTGCCGCTCAACAACGGCAACCTCACCATGCCGCGCATCGCCGGCGGGGCGGTGGCCGGCTACATCGGCCGCGACAACGACGCGCCGGTGTCGCAGCAATCCTTCGACGATGTCCAGCTGGTCGCCAAGAAGCTCGCCTGCCTGGTGCCGATCGGCAACGACCTGATCCGCTTCGCCGGCATCGACCAGCGCGTTGATGCCCTGATCGTCGAGGATACGGCGGCTTCCATGGCCAACGCCGAGGACACCGCGTTCATTCGCGGTGACGGCACCAACAGCACGCCCAAGGGGCTGCGCCACTGGTGCCTGTCGGGGAACGTGCTTACCGCCACGCCCATCGGCTCGCTGACCGGCCAGGCGCTCATCCAGGCCATCATGGCCGATGCCGGACGAATGATCCTGGCGCTGCGCCGCGCCAACGTGCGGCTGCGCAAGCCCGGCTGGCTGATGCACCCGGATTCGGTCCAGTTCCTCGGCGATCTCTTGACGACCACGGGCAACAAGGTCTTCCCCGAGATTGCCGATGGCATGTTCCGGGGTTATCCGTTCGGCGTCACCACCGAGATTCCGACGAACCTTACCGCGGGCGGCGCCACCGGCAACGGCAGCGAGCTCTACTTCGTCGATTTCGCCGAGATGGTGATCGGCGAATCGATGAACCTGTCGGTTGCGATCTCGATGGATGCGACCTACACGGATCCGTCTACCGGCAATCCGGTGTCGGCCTTCCAGCGCGACCTGACGCTGATCCGCATCATCACCGAGAACGACTTCGGGCCGCGCCACGCCGAGGCCATCGCGGTGCTCGATGGCGTCACCTGGTACCGCTAAGGAGACGTCATGCACATCGACCTCAAGTTCGTGAAGTCCTGGGGCGCCTACAACGCCGGCGAGATTGCACGCTTCGCTGTGCTGCGGGCGCAGCCTCTCCTCGAGCGCGGCGTGGCCGTCGAACATCGCCCCGAGGAAGGGCCGCAGACCAAGGCCACCGCCGAGAATTCGGCGGTTCCCGAAGCCGCCCGCCCGCCGGCGAAGACGAAGTGATCCGATGGCGGAACTGCTCGCCTATCTGTCGTCCGACGATCCGGCCAGCGAGCCGATCTCGGCGGCCGAGGTGAAGGCCCAGGCGCGCATCGATGCGGATCTCACGGCCGATGATGACTTCATCCAGACCGTGCTCATTCCCGGTGCGCGCCAGCTGGCCGAGACGCGCACGGGTGCGGCGATTCGTCCGGCGCGTTATCGACAACGTCTGCGGGCCTTCCCGCGGGCGGGCGGCGCGATCGTCCTGGCGCACGGTCTGGTCGCGGATGTCGAGTCGGTCGCCTACGTCGCATCCAGCGGCAATCCGGTGGTGCTCTCCTCCGTCACCTATGACGTGGTACAGGTGGACCGGGAAACGCTCATCGAACCGATCGCACCGCCTTGGCCTGACACGGCGGTGAGTCTGCGGGCCGTGGAGATCGTCTATACGGCGGGCCTTGCGCCGACCGACTTCGCCGGCCGCTATCCGAGCGTCAAGGCCTGGCTGCTCATGGCAGCCGCCTGGGGCTATGCCCAGCGCGAACTCTTCGTCATGACGCACGGCGCCGCGGGCTTCCAGGAACTTCCGGCCGATTACCTCGCGGGGCTTCTCGATCCGCTCACGCTGCGCGCGCGCTTCTGATCCATGAGCCTTTTCACGACGGCCATCGCCGCCGGCGAGTTGCGCCACCGCATCGTCATTCAGGACCGCAGTCTGGCCCAGGACAGCTTCGGCGGCCAGCTAAGCGTCTGGACGGATCGCATTACCGCACGCGCGGCTGTGAAGCCGCTCACCGGTCGCGAACTGGAACTGGCCCAGGCCGTCGCCACGGAAACCAGTCACCAGGTGTCGCTGCGCTATCGCCCGGGCATCACGCCGGCCCAGCGCCTGCTCTATGCGGGACGCATCTTCAACATCCATGCCGTGATCGACGTGGACGAGCGCCACGTCAAGCTGGTGCTGCTGGTCTCGGAGGGACTCAACGATGGCTGAACTCGCGAACGTCAGCGGCCTCAAGGAACTCTCCGCGGCCTTGCGCGAACTGCCGCTGCGCATCGCCCGCAATGCCCTGCGCGGCAGTGTTGCCGCGGCCGCGGCGGTCATCCGCACGGAAGCTCGCCAGCGCGCCCCCGTATCCGCGGGACCCAACTTGCCGGGTGATCCGCTGCCCGGGACGCTGAAACGGGCGATCTACCAGAAGCACATCGCGGAGAAGTCGGGCGCTCTGATGCAGACTTTCTACGTCGGCGTGCGCCAGGGCAAGAAATACCGCCACCTGGGCAAGTACGGCGACCGCTCGCAGGACGCCTATTACTGGCGCTTCGTGGAATTCGGCACCGCGAAGATGGCCGCGCATCCGTTCCTGCGCCCGGCCTTCGAAGCGAAGAAGCAGGAGGCCTTGGATGCCCTCGCCAACTACCTGGCAGAGCGCATTCCCGAAGAGGCGGCCCAGTTGCCCGGAGCCAAGCGATGATCCAGGAGCGCCTGCAGGCCCTGCTGGCGCCGCTCGCCAGCGGCGGCAGCTACCCCAACATCGCCGAGCAGGGCGCCGTGCCGCCCTACCTCGTCTATCAACGCATCATCAGCCTAACCAATAACCACCTGCAGGGGCCGTCGGACCTGCAGAATACGCGGGTGCAGATCGACGCGTATGCCCGCAGCTATGCCGGTGCCCAGCAACTGGCCGCCGACGTGCGGGCAGCGCTGCAGGGCGCTGCGTTTTCCAACGTGCAGATCAGCGAGCAGGACTTTTTCGAGATGGACGTGCGCCTGCATCGCGTGTCGCTGGACTACTCGATCTGGGCGACCTGAGTCGCTCTCGTTCCTCGCTCCGTAGTGAGCGCCGCCCCAGGGCGGCTTTTTTTCGTCTGCCTTCGGGCAGCTAACTGGAGACATCCTTATGACCAGTTCCGCCATCTCCGCTCAGGGATCGGTGCTCTCGGTCGGCACCGGCAGCGGCGGCGCCAAGACCGTCAGCGGCGTCGCCCTCGGCAATCCCACCATCATCACCGCCACCGCCCACGGCTTCAACAACGGCGACGTCGTCACGATTGCCGGTGTCGGCGGCGCCACGTCCGCGAACGGCACCTGGGTGGTGAGGAGCCGCACCGCCAACACCTTCGCCATTGATCTTGACACCACCGGCGGCACGGCCTATACGACGGGCGGCACCGCGACGCCGGTGACCTGGACGCCGATCGGCAACGTGCGCACCTTCACCGGCTTCGATGGTGCCGCCAACATCATGGACGTCACCAACCTCGCATCGTCGGCCGAGGAGATCCGCCCCGGCATCCCGCGCTACGGCCAACTCTCCTTCGAGATCGACTGGGACCACAACGATCCCGGCCAGCTCGCGCTGCTCGCCAAGCAACTCAACCAGCAGCAGAGCGCTTTCAAGCTGGTCCTGCCCGACGGCCACACCGCCACCTGGAATGCCTACGTGATGAAGGTCCCCAGCCAGGGCGGTGTGGACCAGGTGGTGCGCGGCACCATCGACGTGCGCATTACCGGCCCTGTCACCTGGAGCTAAATCATGACCAAGATCCTCAGCAAGGCCGACATTCTCGGCGCCCAAGACCTCGAAAGCATTACGGTGGAGGTGCCCGAGTGGGACGGCAGCGTCATCGTGCGCACCCTCACCGGCACCGAACGGGATGCCTTCGAGACCCAGTTGGTCAAGGTGGTCGACGGCAAGCGCGTTCCCGATCTCGACAACCTGCGCGCCAAGCTGCTCGCCGCCACGCTGGTCGATGAGGCCGGCAATTCGCTCTTCGAGCCCGGCGATTTCGCGGCGCTGGGCGGCAAGCGGGCCGCGGCGCTTGATCGCATCTTCACGGTGGCCCAGCGCCTCAACGGCATGGCCCCCGATGCCGTGGAGGATGCCGCAAAAAACTCCGCGCCCGGCCCGAGCGACGCTTCTATTTCCGCTTAGCGCTGGCCCTGGGCAAAACCGTGCGGGAACTCCTGGCCGGGATCGATAGCGCCGAGCTTACCGAGTGGCTCGCCTACGACCGGATCGAACCCTTCGGCGAGCAGCGCGCGGATCTGCGCACCGGTCTCATCTGCAGCACCGTCGCCAACCACGCGTTCTCGCCGCCGCGGCCGCCCCACAAGCCGACCGACTACATGCTTTTTGCCGAGCGGGCGGCGGCGGCGCCGGTGCTTCTGGCGGATGCCAAGGCGCAATCGGACCTGATCCGCAGCGCCGTCTTTGGCGTAAGGAATTGAGATGTCGCTGGGTTCCCTCGTCGTCGAACTCTCCGCCAACGTCGCGAAGTTCCAGAGCGATCTGGGCAAGGCCGACCAGATCGCGCAGGACGCGGCCAAGCGCATCGACGAGAAGTTCGGTCTCGTCAAGAACACCCTGGCCACCTTCGGCGTGGGCCTGGCTTCGGCCTTCACCTTCGATGCCATCGAGAAGAAGATCGAAGGCGTCATTTCCGCCGCCGCCGGCCTCAAGGAACTCTCGGAGCGCACCGGCGGCACCGTCGAGAATCTCTCCGCCCTCGCCGGGGTGGCGAAGCTGTCCGGCACCGACACGGATGCCCTGGCCGGCGGTCTGCAAAAGCTCTCCAAGTCGATGGTGGATGCCGAGCGGGGCAGCGCCAAGACCACGGCGGCGTTTTCGGCGCTGGGCATCGGCACCAAGAACCTGGCCCAGCAGAAACCCGAGGACATCTTTCTGCAGGTCGCCACCCAACTCGCCAAATACCAGGACGGCGCCGCCAAGACCGCGCTGGCCCAGGAACTGTTGGGCAAGTCCGGCGCCAACCTGCTGCCGGTCATGAAGGACCTGGCCGACGTTGGCAGCTACCAAGCCAAGGTCACCACCGAGCAGGCCGAGCAGGCCCTGGCCTACGAGAAAAATCTCACGCGCCTCCACGCGTCGACGGACGCCATCTTCAAGAAGGTCGGTCTCGAGCTGATTCCCGTATTCGACGCCTTCACCAAGGCCCTGCTCGACGCGCAGAACGCGCAGGGTGGGTTGCGGGCCACCGTGGAAGGTCTCGCCAAGGACGGCTCCATCCGCGACTGGGCGGAGCGGGCGGCAGTGGGCCTGGCCTATTTCATCGACGTACTGAGCATTGTGCCGGACCTCATCAGCATGCTCGGTAAGACCCTGGCGGCCGCCGCCGCCCAGTTCGTCGGTCTGGCTCAAGCGGTGAAGGGCGCCGGCCAGATTCTCTCGGGCGATTTTACGCGCGGCGTGGAGACGGCTCGGGCCGGGCTCGCGCAGATCAAGAACGTCGGCGCCGCCTGGTCGCAGGACATGCAGGGCATCTGGAACAAGCCGCTGTTCTCCGACCGCCTGAAGAAACAACTCGAGGACGCCAAGAACAGCGCCGAGAAGGCGGCCAAGCCGCAGTTGCCGAATCTGCCCGTCATGGGCGGCGCCACCACCGAGGTGTTGAAGAAGCAACTGGACGGGCAGTTGAAACTGCTCGAAGGCCAGGTGCAGCAGGAGCAGCAGATCTTCCAGGCGCGCGAGCAATTCCTGTCGCGCTTTTATGGCGAGGATCTGATCTCGATCGCCGACTACTTCGCGGCGCGCCGGGTCGCGGTGGATGAGCACCTGAAGAACACGCTCGCGGCCTATGACAAGGAGGTGGCGGCGCTGAAGGCCTACCAGGCGCAGGTCAGTGATGCCAAGGCCAAGATCGAAGCGCAGAACCGCATCCAGGAGGTGGGAGACAAGGCGCAGAAGGCCGTGAGCGCCGCGCAGACGCAGTCGCAGATGCTCTATCTCGACCAGGCCAAGGCCGCCAAGGCCTACGCCGACGAGATCGAGCGCCTGAACATCCGCCTCCTGGAACTGCAGGGCAACCTGGCCGAGGCCAGCCGTCGCCAGACCGCCCTGCAGGACCGGCCCTTGCGTCAGCGCGCGACCGTCGAAGGCGATAGCGGGGCGCTCGCGACGCTGGACCGGGTGGAAGAACTCACCCGTGCGCACGGCGCGCTGAACGGTCTCAACCAGCAGGCCGCGCTGATCGAGCAGCAACTCGCCACCACCGAGGGGCGAGTCAATCTCGAGCGGCAACGGGGTGCCATTACGGAGTTGGACAGCCTCGCCCGCCTCGGTGTGGCTCGCCAGGATGCGGCCGAGAAATTGCAGAAAATCGGCGATGAGATGACCGCCGTGGCCCAGGCCGCCGGGGATCCGCGCATGGTGGCTAATGCCGAGGCTTTCCGGCTGAAGGTCGACAGCCTTGCTGCGTCGGCCAATGTGCTCGGCCAGAAGTTCCAGACCGTCTTCGAAAACGGCATGGCCACTTTCCTCGAGGACTTGGTGAATCGCACCAAGTCGTTCAAGGACGCCTTCCTCGACATGGCCCGCGGCATCGAGCAGGCCATCACCCGGATCGTCGCGCAGAACCTGGCGCAGAGTCTCTTCGGCGGCAGCGGCGCCTCGGGTGGCGCGGGCACCGGCGTCGGCGGATTCTTGGCGGGTCTGTTTGGCGGCGGCAGTGCCGGGGCCGGTTCCGGCGCCGGCTTCTTCGGTCTGAAGTTGGCCGGTGCCATGGCCGGCGGCGGCGAGGCCTACGCCAACCAGTCCTATCTGGTGGGCGAGAACGGCCCGGAAATCTTCACGCCGAAAACGAGCGGCACGGTGATTCCCCACGAGCGCCTCGGCATCTTGAGCGCTGGCAGCAACGGGACGCTCGGCGCCGGAGCGGTGGGCCCAACCGGCGGCACCGTGATGCACGTCCAGAACCATTTCCATCTGGCGCAGCCCGCCGACCGTCGCACGCAAGACCAGATCGCGGCGCTGGCCGGCGGGGCGATTCGCCGCGCCCTGGCGAGAAATAGCTAAATGTTCTACGAATCCCCGCGCTTTCCCGAAGCCATTGCTTACGGTTCGTCGGGTGGCCCCGGCTACTCGACCGACGTCATCACCTTGAATTCCGGCTTCGAGCAGAGGAACGCCAACTGGGCGGTCGGCCGGGCCAGCTACGATGTCTCGCACGGCCTGAAAACGCAGGCTGATATGGACGCCCTGGTGGCCTTCTTCCGCCTCATGAAGGGCCGCGCGCACGGCTTCCGCTTCAAGGACTGGCTCGACTACACCGACGGCGGGCACGGTGTTTTCGCGCAGGTTTCCACCACCACCTTCCAGATGCAAAAGAAGTATCTGGCGGGAAGCAACTTCGAGTTGCGCGACATTCGCAAACCCGTGGTCGGCACCATCGTCATTACCGGGGGCGTCGGTGCAACGCTCAATACCACGACCGGCATCGTGACGGTCTCGAGCGGGACGCCGATCAGTTGGACCGGCC